TCCACCCGATCGGTGTTGACGGTCGCACCGGAGACGGAGAAACCGCGGGCTTGGCCATCATGCCCGATGCTGCCTGCATGCTGCCCGTTGCCTGCGCTGCGTGTGCACGTGCGAGCGAGCTGCAGTCGGCGTGCTGCCCAGCGTCGTGCTGCCCGGTCGACCCAGCGCACAGCGAGACGGGGGCTTACAGGGTCGCCAGTCTTGCGCTGGTGTGGCCCGCCTTGCTTAGCTACACATCACCTCCTTTCGAGGCTTTGCACGGCTATGCCTTCCGTACGAGTATCCCTCGGCGTACTGCTTCACGTAGGCGTGTCGCGAGGAAGCAGTACGTGCTCATGTTGCGGTCACCGTTCCTTAGCACGGTTGCAACTTGCCGTAGCTCGACCTCGCCGACGCCCCATGCAACTGCCAAGTCTACTTGCTCGTTTGTGATGGTCGACTTCCTACCGCGGGTGGGTCGTACTTTCTTTGCTTCGTCCAATAGGCTCATGGCGTTCTCCTTGGGGGGAGGGGATTGCTCCCCTCCGTCTACGCGGTCTTCAGTGACTCGAGTACCGCTGCCTTCAGTTGCGGGTTCGCGAGGACCGTGGCGGCGATCCGGTTACGGGTCACGTTGTAGGCTGCTCGCTTCTCCTTCTGGTCCAGGTACCGGGTGACCATCTCGAGGATGGCGGTCTCGGTGTACTGTTTCTTCATCTCGTCGATGCTACGGAAACGCAGGGTGTTCATATTGTCCTTTCTTTCTAGATACGTTCTTCGTATCTATGATGATTATACCATACGAATATGAAATTACGATGAACGTTTGATTAAAATCTGTTCATTGTCATATTAAAATTCGTTCATGACTTCACCGTTGACTTCACCGTGAAAGGTGTCAGCGGGGCCGGGCCGAGCGGGGCCGGGCCGGCTGGGACAGCCCCCCCCCCCCGAAAATGAGGGCCTGCCTGCTTGCCGGCTGACAGCTCTCACCAACCGCTGCCGAAAATGAGGGGGCCCTTGCTTCGAAACGGGCCAAAGCATTTTGCCCTTGCCAAGCCAGCGCGCCCGTTGTATCATGGTAGCATGGAACAAGGCCCTGGACTGCCGTTGAAGGCAGCTGAGTTGTCGGATTATGACGGACTCGTCGAGAGGTTGATGACGAGCTCGGTGCTGAGAGCGCAGCTGTTGAGATTAGCGGTGAGGGGCTGCTCGGCGACCGAAGCAGCGCGCGTATTGAAGTGCCACCCGCAGACTGCGATGAAGATTTATGCGGATCCGGATTTCAGGAAAGCTGCGATTCGCAAGCTCGATCGCGCGTTTGGGCTGACTGATGAGGATTTTGCTGTTGAGAAACGCAGTCTGATTCTGCGGTTGCAGGAGAAGGCCGAGAACGCCTTTTCGCTGCTCTGTGACTTGCTCGAGAGCAACGATACGCAGCCGGCGTTGCGTGTGAAGATCGCACAGGATTTTCTCGATCGCAATCCCGAAACACAGCCCGGGTATACGGTGCAGCATAAGAGGTTCGAGCCGGAGCAGCTCATGCAGGCCGCGCGCGCTGCACGTGAGATGGATAATGTCATTCCGATAAGGAAGAAAGCCTGAGCACCGACATCCTCACTCTCGCAGCCTCTGGCGACGCAGACTCGCTGACACGTGAAATGCGTGTGCGGGCCTTGTACTCCCCGTACTACCTGATCAAGGTCATACTCGGGTATAATAAGCTAGTCGATCATCTCCACCTCGTTGAGACCGAAGAATTCGTGACGCGCTGGAGCCATGGTCAGACTAAGCAGTTCGTCGAGTGGCCTCGCGGGTTCTACAAAACGACAACGTTTACTATGGGTATAGGCATCTGGGTTGTCTGTCCCGTAACCGACGAAGACTCAGAGTACGCAGTGCACAAGCTCGGGATCAGCGAGGGAGACTGGTTCCTCCGAACGTCGCTGCACGACCAAGACGCTACACAGCTGTACGCGTTCGAAGTAATCGACAACGCAAAGAAGAAGATTAAGGGGGTGCGTTGGCATTTTGAAGAGAACGAACTCTTTCGGTCTCTCTTCCCCGAGATCGCTTACAGTGGAGACGAACCCACTTGGAACGACGAATGTCTACGTATCCGCCGCGTTGGCGAGAGACGCCGAGACGCTGAAGGTACGTTTGAAGCGATTGGGGTTGGAGGGTCGCTACAATCTCGTCATTACAAGATCGTTTGGGAAGACGACCTCGTAGGCGAGAAGGCTCGGCGGAGCGATACGGTCATGGCCGAGACGATTGGGTGGCACGGTCGCTTGCACGGCGCTTATGAGTCTGCTCCGAAGCAGATTCGCTTCGGCGTATCGAATCGTTGGGGCTATGCTGATCTTAACAGCTACATCCGCGCCAACGAGCCCGACTTCTTCTTTCACACACGTTCAGCATGGGAGATCGATCCGGAGACGGGTCAAGAGCGTGCGATTTTCCCGGAAGAATATCCCATGGAGGCGTTGCTGCGTATTCGAGACTCAGGGAGCATGACTCGGCATGATTTTAGTTGTCAGTATCTCAACAACCCGGTACTTCCGGGCGAGCGAGAGGTGCCTCTCGAGCGGTTGCACTATTACTCAGTTGATAAAGACGCAAGCGGCTATGCGGTTATCAAGTGCTCCTGCGGGGGAACCTACTACGCCAGCGCCCTCAATCGATATCTGCACTACGACCCCTATAACGCAAAAGGAGTTGGAAGCTCTTCCTGCCCTGCGCTCGTAATGGCTGCCGCGAGCCATGATGAGCATGTCTTCATCCTCGATTACTTCACTGTTCGTAGCAATTATCCTAAGATCTTCGATCGCATCTTCCACTTCAACGATGTGTGGCGCCCGATTCTGTTTACCTACGAAGATGTGGGTAATCAGAACATGTGCGAGTTTCATATCAACGAGGTTAAGAAGACCGTCGAGTACAAATCGAAGCATCATAACTTCCCGCGTATCGTGGCCAAGCGTACTGGTAATCGTGCCAAAGAGACGCGCATACGCGAAGCGCTGCTTCCGGTCATCTCGAACAAGAAGCTCGCACTGCGCAAGACGCAGACCGAGTTTTATGAGCAGCTCGATACGTTCCCGAATAAGCGCTTGACCGACGACTATGACCTACTCGACGCCGCGGCGCAGGGTGCGGACGAGTGGAGGTTTCCCGAGGCGCAGGATACGCGTGACCGTGTGAAGAGCGAAGAGGAAGAGTACTTGCGTCATTTTAACGAGCCGTATGGGGTGTCTGCGTGAGCATGCCTACCATAATCCGGCCCGAGCTCAGCGACGACAAGCGTCGAGAGATGAAGGAGTATCTCTCGACGCAGTGGCTACGTGCCAAGCAGGGTCGGCAGGAACAAGTCGACGCGAAGTACCCGATCTGGAACAGGGCCTACGACGGCATTCCTCTCGAGAAGATTCGAACTGTCCCGTTCTACAAAGCCTCGAACTTCGTAGTGAAGCTCATTCGGATCTTCCTCGATACGTTCATGGCGCGCACCCTAAACATCGTCTTCGCTACGAAACCCGTGTACGTGCTCGACACGCTGCCGCGTGATCAGCGCGAGGCGTGCGAGATGTACTTGAACAAGAAGGCCGAGTACGAGTGGAACCACTACTGGCTCTTGCGCGATCTGATCATGCGTGGGAATAAGAACGGGACTTGCATCGTCAAGACGGTCTACAAAGAGGACGAGCGCACTATCGTTACTTCTGAGGGAGGTCGTCGTAAGGATACTCCCTACATGCTTTACTCAGGTCCCGACTCGCGTTGCATCCCCTTCGAGGACTTCTACATCCATCCGATCACCGCTAACCGTCTCTGCGACGCGGATATCATCTTCCATCGCGTTCGCTATCCGGAACAGGAAGCTCGCGAGCTCGTTGACAAAGGTACGCTTAGGCTGCCGCCCGAGAAAAACATCGAGACGTACTTGCGTCCGCCTCGTGACGTCAAGAAGGTAGAGCAGCAAACCGAGGCGGGTCTTTACGATCCGTACAGCCTCGAACTCTCGACGATCGAATGTTCGTTTCGTTGGGCAGTTGACGACAAAGGCGACAAGCGATTCGATGTGACGGGTGTGTTGACTGAGGAGGATCTCGATCTCGTTGATCTATACTTCAACTGCTACCCGTACAACGAGTGTATTTACACGGACTATCGACCGTTTCCTCGTGAGGACTTATTCTATGGCGAATCGCTCTCCGAGATACTTGCCCAGTCGCAAGAAGAAGCATCCCGAATTCACAACGAACGTCGCGACAACTCGACGATCGCCTCGTCGGTTATCTTCAAACGACGCAACGGCTCCT